ATCTACTATCTCATGGGCGATGTTAGTCGCCCGTGAGTCGCGTAGGTCTTGGCAGTCGATACATAGTTCCATCTGAATCATGCACTGGTAGCATGGGTTGGAGACAGTCAGTTCATCAGACATCTTTTACTTTCCTTTTCTAGTTAGTGGGTGTAATTCGCATTCAATTACATAGTCAACTGACTCTGCAAGTATGCAATCTTGACACATGGTTTTTTTCATTTTCTTTATTCCTATCCGTCTCCACCCGTTGTGGAAACGCCGTAAGAAATACTCCTAAGTCACTCAGACAGCGCAATTGCGCTGGATGCGGGGCGAGGCTGAGGTACGAAGACTCGGCAGATGCGTTGGGTGTAGGCGAAGGCGACTAGATTCTGAAAGAATCGCCGAGCCGTAACCCACGCTGAGAGAAATCGTGACTGCTTTGCTCTGCTGAATAGGCAGAGCAGGGAACGATTTGACGACGGAGTATGATGGAGGCAACGCAGGAGCATGAGCCCGAGCATGGCGTAGCATGGCGCACGAGCGACGAGCGCAGCGGAAGGAGCGAGGTAGACAGGCTCGACATGGTGGCGAAAGCCGAGTCCCATTGGGACGAGCAAAGCCCTAATGGTGGCGCGACATTGTGACGAGTGCCGAAGTGCCGAGGAACAAAGAGCGACAACAGAGGCGCGTGGTAACGCGTCGGGGCGATAGCGGTGCGACGCTTAAAGCGCCGAAGCAACAGGCGTGGCATAGACACGCCAGGTGCTTGGACAGACGCAGTGCGGTCGTCGGGTGTGAGGGTTTGCCAGCCATCGCCAGGGCAGAAAGGATTTTCATTTATAATCCAGCACTGCGGAATTATATTATAAACAGGATAGGGGGCGAGACATGGTCGAGCGGATAGACTACAGTCCAGTATCACCCTGTACAGTATAGACACCTGTTCTGTTAGTACTGGGGGCAGATATTTCTGACCCTAGACTGTTTAAATCTGTAGTAAATTATATATAGTATCTCCCATAAAGATTTTCCCGTACAGTCCCTGTGCGCTATTTAGGCTGTTATTTAACAGTTTTAATTAAGTAAAAAGATTTTTGCCTTTGAACCGTTCGGAATGGCTGTTTGAACGGGTTAATACTATATAGAGACTATTTCTTTTACTACCTAAGCAAGTTCTTTAGGAACTTGCGTTACAGACTGTATCTACTATCCGTTACTAACTGGTCTGTACTATATGCAGATGGGACAGTTACGTGACTTTTCAGAAGACTAATAACCCCCGTACCGCTATGGCATCAGAGGCTAAAGCCAAAGTTTTGGCGCTGGTTTCTGAGGGTATGTCGGTGCATAGGGCTATGGAGCAAAATGGCAAGAAACCTGACACGGTACGTATTTGGTGCCTGAGAGACCCAGCCTTTGCTACCGCCCTTGTCGAGGCAAAGGAAAACGCTAAAGAGCGTTCATTAAAAGCCATGGGCGTAGCCCGTGAAGATATTACCTTTCCTCAGTTCTCTGAGATGTTTTTGGACCAGCGGGTCTTTCCACATCATATGGACTGGATTGACCTATTAGAGGGACGCGAGCCTTCTTGGCTCCACCCTAATATGATTTACGAGCCAGGCAATCGGAACCGCCTGCTTTTAAACGTTCCCCCTGAGCACGCCAAATCAACCGTCATTACGGTTAACTACGCAACTTATCGCATCGCTCTCAATCCGAACGTCCGCATTATTGTGGTATCGAAGACCCTTATCAAAGCACGCGAGTTCGTGTACGCAATCAAGCAGAGATTATCCCACCCGCGCTGGCTAAAGTTACAAACAACTTTTGGACCAGAAGGGGGCTGGAAAGAAGACTCAGATACTTGGCGAGTTGATACGGTTTATCTTGGGAGTGATGCGAGAAACTCAAGTGAGAAGGACCCTACTATCCAGGCACTGGGTATGGGTGGGCAGATTTACGGTGCCCGCGCTGACCTGATTATCCTAGATGACTGTATAACTACCTCTAACGCTCACGAGCATGAGAAGCAGATTAACTGGCTACAAAAGGAAGTTATTACCCGTCTGGGCAAGAATGGTAAATTACTAGTGGTAGGTACCCGTATCGCGCCATCTGATTTTTATAAAGAACTCCGTGACCCTAAGCATTGGTCTGGAGGCAAGTCACCCTTTACATACATGGGTATGCCTGCAGTTCTTGAGTATGGGGATAAGCCAGCAGATTGGGAAACCCTCTGGCCTGCAAGTGATACACCCTGGGACGGGGATGAAGATACCCCACCTGATGAAGAAGGGTTATACCCTAAGTGGGATGGCGAAACGCTTTTCAAGCGTAGAAGCGAAGTAACCCCAGCAACATGGGCGCTTGTTTATCAACAAGAAGATGTAACTGAAGACTCTATCTTTCCACCTGAACTGGTGCAAGGTTCTATTAATGGTATGCGTAAGCGTGGTCCATTAAAGCCAGGTGCAACGGGACATCCACCTCAGGTTGAGGGTTACACTATTGTGGGCTTTGACCCCGCTATGGCGGGTAACGCTGCATTTGTGGCTATCACCTATAACAGGACCGATGGAAAAATTTATGTTCTAGATTGTTTAAACATGCCAGACCCTACGCCACAAAAGATTAGGCAAGCCATTGAAGATTTTACGCTTCGGTACAGACCGCAAGAGTTCCGCGTTGAAATCAACGCCCACCAAAAAGCCTACTCCCTTGATGAGGAACTACGAACATGGCTCTCTTCACACGGCGTACGGCTTAATTCTCACTTTACAGGCAAAAACAAATGGGACACAAACTTCGGTGTGGCATCTATGTCAACACTCTTTGGCACTACACGCGAAGGTAAGTTCCAAAAGAACAACATTGTAGAATTACCTAGTACTGAAAACTCAGAAGGTATGAAGGCATTAGTCCAACAGTTAATTACTTGGAAGCCTGACACCAGAGGTAAGACAGATACTGTTATGGCTTTGTGGTTTGCGGTTATCCGTGCCCGTGAGTTCATGCAGCAAAATAGCAATATCGCTAGGTACGCTAACAATCGTTGGGCTACTAGAGCGCAACAACATAAACGTACATCAATCAATCTAGATGATGCCGCATCTGAAATGTGGAATCATCAATACGGATAAGGAATAACCATGGTAGCACCACTAGTAGGACTAGCAGTAGGAGCAGCCGCTCGTGCTGTTGCAAAGAAGGTTGCATCTAATGCCGTTAAAAAGGCAGCAACTAAGAAGGTAGTTAAAGAGGCTGCTAAAAAAAAGCCACTTACTGAACCTAAATCTGCCGTTAAAGTGCTTCCTCGTAAGACTGCACCTAAAACTGATTTATCTAACCGTGGTGCAAAACCAACTCGTTTTGAACGTTCAGAGCGTGCGCAAGATTATTCATTTGATAAGTCACTTGGAAAATATTATAGCAATCAAGAACGAATTGCTACAACTAATCCGCTACCAAAAAATGAACGCGGTCAAGGAGCACGTGCTTTGCGCAAGTCTGCTGCGGTTAAAAAAGAAGCAAAGTCAGTAGTTAAAATTAATTCACAGCGCAATCTAAAAGCAAAGTAATTTTTAATCAACCGTTAGGACAATAATGCTTTCTATAGAACAAATTTCTGCACGGGTTGCATCTCTTAAAGACCGTGCTGCAGAGCGTGATGCACGCCAGCAAGATGTTCTTGCTGTCCGTAAAGGACAGATAGCAAGTGTCTATCCAGATTTTTTTCCGCAGGGTGTTGACGCTAACGTAGTAGCAAACTTTATTGACATTGTTGCTCGTGACCTATCAGAGGTAATGGCACCATTGCCATCTGTTAACTGTTCTGCTGCTAACCAAGCAAACGACCGTGCTCGTAAGTTTGCAGACACACGTACCCGTATTGCTAACAATTACTTTGCTAACTCAGATTTACAAGTACAGATGTACACAGGCGCAGACATGTACATCACATTTGGTTTCGTCCCTTTCATCATTGAATTAGACGAAGAAGCAGGGCTACCGCGTATCCGCGTAGAAAATCCAGTGGGGGCTTACCCAGAATTTGACCGCTACGGACGCTGTATCGCCTTTGCTAAGCGTTATTACTTGAGTGTTGGGGAACTTGCTTCAGAGTTTCCTGAGTACGCAAGAGAACTCCTTGGTCCAGAAATGTACAAGGGAGACCTTAACGCACAACTAGAGATAATTCGTTATTACGATGCACAGCAATCTCTGTTGTTTGTTCCAGAAAGAAACAATTTAATTCTATCCAAGGCGGCTAACCCGCTTGGTAAGATGATGGTTGTAGTTGCTAAGCGTCCATCAGTTGATGGTGAGATGCGTGGACAGTTTGATGATGTACTTGGTATTCAGTTGCTTCGTAATCGATTCGCATTACTTGCGATGGAAGCAGCAGAGAAGTCAGTACAGGCTCCAATTGTTCTACCAACAGATGTAACAGAACTTGAACTGGGTGGCGATGCAATTATTCGTACTGCTAACCCAGCAGGTGTAAGACGCGTAGACCTTAACATTCCACCTGGTGCATTTACTGAGCAGGCTTTGTTGCAGCAGGAACTACGAACAGGAACACGTTACCCAGAGGGACGTACTGGAAACATTGATGCTTCCATTATTACTGGTCAGGGTGTTCAAGCACTTATGGGTGGCTTTGATACACAGGTTAAATCTGCTCAGGCTATCTTTGCTTCTGCATTACGAGATGTCATCTCTGTATGTTTTGAAGTAGATGAGAAGTTCTTTGATGTTGAAAAAACAATCCGTGGTGTAGATGCAGGTTCTCCTTACAGCCTTACATACAAGCCAGGCAAAGACATTAAGCGTGACTTTACCGCTGATGTTCGATATGGCATGCTTGCTGGGCTTAACCCAGCACAGGGACTTATTTTTATGTTACAAGCATTGGGTGGTGGATTAATTTCTACAGACCTAGCAATGCGTGAACTACCTTTTGGTATTAACGTAACACAAGAGCAAGAAAAGATTGAAATTGAAAATATGCGTAAAGCACTTGTTAGTTCTTTGCAGGCATATACACAAGCCATTCCACAAATGGCTGTGCAAGGTGGGGACCCATCAGCCGTGGTAAATAAAATCGCTGGAGTTATTAAGGCTCGTCAACGTGGCGTACCAATAGAGGATGCCGTTGAAGAAGTCTTTGCGCCAGAATTACCTCCTGCTGGTGCACAGGTTGAGCAACCGTCCCCTGTTCCCGCCGCGCCAGCAGGAGGCGCACCTCAAGCACCACAAGGTCCAGCACCACTACAAAGTCTTTTAGCAAGTTTAACTTCAGGCGGAGAAGCCTCGGCATCAGCAAGGACAGTTACGCGACGTTAGTTTAAGGAGGGGACAGTGACAACGCTTGTAGCAATTCAAGGAAAAGATTGGGCAGCCGTTGGCTGTGATTCCCGTTCATCTGGTGATGATGGTCGCTTTATGGAGTTAGCAACACATAAGATTATTGAAAACAACGGAATCCTAATTGCAGGTTCTGGTGCTAGTCGTGGTTCAAACATTTTGCAGTTTGGGTGGAAAGCACCTAAGCCACGCGCTACTGATGACTTAGATGTGTTTATGACACAGACGTTTATACCAGCAATGCGTAAGTTATTTATTGATTCTGGTTATGACATGAAAGAGGACGGAGACGCAGCAGCACATGATTCGCAATTTCTTATTGTCGTTCGTGGAGTTATTTACCCTGTCTTTGAAGATTATTCTTGGGACCGCGATGTTCGCGGTATCTATTGTTCTGGCAGTGGCGCTGACATTGCTCTCGGTGCCATTGAGGCTTTTGCTTCTAGCAGAAAACAAACTACGCCGAAGGTGGCGGAATTAGATATTAGAATGGCAATTAAAATTGCATCTCGTTGGGATATTCACACGGCTGAACCAGTCATAGTGAAAGTCCAACACGCAAAATGAGCAAAGAGTTTAGAGATAAAATAGAAGAAGCACTAAGAATCCTTGTAGATGAGGATGAGAAGGGGACTGATTACATCTGCGTTAACTGGTTATTAATAACCGAGTGGGCAGACTATGAAGGGTCCCGATATTTACACACAGAAGTTAGCGATGCCATGACACCGTGGAACGCATACGGCATGATGAAGATGGCACAAGAGTATAACAGCGAAGTACTTGGTACTAAGCATGAACCCGTTGAGCAAGAGGAGGATGAAGAATGACAACTGCACCAGAAAATCGTGGTGGTATGCGTCCTACAGCCCCTCAAAATAATCCAGCAAATATTTCTGCAACTGGTGGCAACGGACAATCAGGCCGTGCCACACAACCTGCACGATACATTTCTGGCTTGCCATACGGACAAGGCGAATCAACCATGGCAACGCAAATGGCTGCACCTATGCAAGGAACTGAACAAGTTGGAACTAGTCGTTTAGACATTACTCCATTGACTGCTGAAACAAAGTTTAAAGATGAACCAATTACTGCTGGTTCAGATTTTGGTCCTGGTCCTGATTCTAGTATTTTAAATCTTCCTAGTACTGAGCAAACAGTTCTTTCTGTTCTTAGAAAGATTGCACAGCAAGACCCAAGTGGTGATACAGAATTAATTTACCGCATGCTAGAAGATAGTGGTGCTTAATGCCAGAGGTTCCATTAGACCCATCTGTAGCACAGTTAAGTCCTAACTTTTATTCTGCTGCTATTAAATCAACCCTTGACCCAAAGTCAAGGCTTATGGTTGAGCAACTATCTCAAAGCCACAAAAAAGGTAAAGAGTTACTTAAACTTAGCGACAAGAAAGCACGCGAAGAGTTTTTAAAACTTGACCCAATGGTTCAAAATAACATTCGCTATATCTATGCTGGCAAAGAACAGTTCCTTCCTGAGCAAGGTTTGCTAGGTAAAGTTGTTCAAGGCGTAGGTAAAGCAGCAATGGGTACCGCTATGGGTGTTGCTAGTCCATTTATTGCAGCGTTTAAAGCCGCTGAAGAATACGGACAAGTTTTAAATACTGCATATGTTGCTAAAGAACAAATAGACCAAGGCAAACCATTTACAAAGAAACTTCTTTCAGATTCTTATAACGGATTAAACTCATGGCGCTGGGACAAAGTTGCTAAGTTTGAAAAGCAATATGGAAAAGCATTAATTACTTTAGCAAGAGGTAATGCCGAAGGTCGCACAATTGGTGAATCAATTGATGAGTACGGTCCAGTTGATGATGATATGTATGCTGCTATTCGTTTTATGGGTGATGAACCAACTAAGTTTGAAAATCTAAAAAGTACGCTTAAGTTAGAAACTCAGGTTTCACCAGGCCGTGATTTTGCAAATAAAATGCCTACAGCAAATACTACTGTTGATAAAAATCACTGGGCTGTTAAATTTACTAAAATGCTGGGTGTTGATGTATCAACTAAAAAAGGCGTAGCCTCAGCAAAAAAATTAATTTCAGGACCAGTTGATGCTATTTATCAAGTTGTTATTGACCCATTAACTTATGTTGGTGTGGGTCCAGGAGTTAAGGCTTTTACTAAAGGTGTAGATGGTATTCAAGTTGGAGCCAAGGAGGCTTTACAATTTGTTGGTTTAAAATCTCGTGGACAAAAGATGGCAGACCAGTATCAGTTTATTTCTGAAAAGGCTGGTACTGCTGCTGCTGGAATGGATTGGGCTTTTCGCCAACCAGAAGTTATTAATTTTTGGGACGAAGCAGAACGTGGTCTTGGACCACTAATGAAGCGGTATACAGAGGCTGAAAGTCCTACCGTTAAGTCACAAGTATGGAATCAAATTAAAGCAGACTATCCACAATATCGTAATAGAGAATTAGTAAAACTAATCTCAACAGAGATGAAAAAAACTAATGACTGGAACGCTGTAGGCGCAAAGCGATTTTTTACACAGGTAGATGATTTTGATACAATGCTTAGTGGTCCAGTAGATGGTGTTTCTTTCCGTCGTGACGGTATTCCTACTGCGCGTTTTTATAGAAACATGACATCAGCGGTTCATAGAACTGCATACGATTTATTTAATCCTACTATTAGCGCCAAAGCAACAGATGAAGCAATCCGCAAAAATGATGAAGGCTTAGAAACCATCATGAATACTTTGCGAACCGTATCAAATGATTCTGAAGTTTTGCTAAACCCAAACATTGAAGATATTTTTGCACTACAAAGCAATGTAAAGAGTGCACGAAAGATTGCTTATCAAATTGGAACTGGTTTAAGCCGTTCACCTGGTCGCATCCTTTGGGGCGATGATTCTATTAAGACAGTTGAAAGCGTAAGAAATCTGGCAAACCAAGTAATGGATACAAAGTTTGCCGATGCTTTTGCTGAGGCTTATCCAGATGAATCAGCAGAAGTTCAGATTACAATGATTCGTAATCTTTACAATGCGTTTATGATTAAAATCGGAATGTACGGTAGCCCTGGTGGTAAAGCACAAGCAGAAGAAATCCTTGCTAAAACTTTTAATGAGACAGGTATGCTTTCTACAACAAGAAGCGAAGTGCCTCTTGAGTGGGTAGATGAGATTAGCCCTAACCTAATTCGTTATGAAAACGACATTCCGTTCCAAGCAACAAAAGGAATTGTTCAACCATCACAGATGACAGATGGTATATCTCCACTTCCATACGATTTGTTGTACCAGTATGCCGCCAGTTCTAAACTAAGTGAAAAGACTAACTTTACAAACCTACTTGGTGGAGCAACACGAAACAACTTTGTTCGTAAGTATACAGACTTTTGGGCAGACCTAACGTTGTACCCACGTTTGGGTATTCGTTCGGCCATTGATGAGACATTTTTCTTTTTTATGTATGCCCCTTATTACGATGTTAAAGCATTTCTAAAGGGCGAAGCAATATTTCCAACAAGAGCCTTAACATCTATTACTGGTTCTAAGGCTGCTCAAGGTCAGTATGCTCGTGGTCTCTATAAGGTTATGAAGAACCTTGACCCAACTAAAAAGTTTAGCCCAGAGGTTCGCTATAACGCTATTAAAAAGTTAGCGGAAATAGAATCTGTTAAGCGTGGCTACAATGTGCCACAAGCAGAAATCTCAATGGCATTAATCCGTGAGGATATGGTCTATCGCGCTCAAGATTTATACAAGAATACTGTTCCAGAGTCAGTCTGGAAAAACATTGAAAAGTTAATGCGTAATAACCCAGTTGTATTTGAGTCAATGATTAACTCAATGGGTGCACGTTCTTCTATATCTGGAAAAATAGATGTAGATTTTGTAGATTCAATGTTTACTCCTAGCAATCTAAGTAAGATGATGACAGATGCAGGGTTAGTAAAGAGCGGTAAGTATACTCCTCGACAGATTTCTGAAATGTCAGAGTCAGCCATTGCAGTAACTCATTTTGATAACTGGTCTATTCGTTTTCCTTACAACAGTGAGCCTATTGCACCTGGAATAAAGTTATCTCCAGCCCCAGTTTTCTATAAGCATAATGCATTAAAGACAAAAGATGACTTTATCGCAGCCCGTAATGAGTTAATGGATTCAATGGGCTTTAATTATAATGATGAAATTGAAAGTTTTGTTGTAACTAATCCAGAACTTGCTAAAAGATTCTTATCAAACTTTTCATCAACGGTTTATTATCGCCAACAAGGAATACCTGATGAAGAAATTGCACGCCTTCATATGGAAAACATGCTTCTTGACATGCGTAATACTTTTCACGGTGGGCCAAATACCTACAATGAGGAACTGTTTGGTTTAGTTAAAAGCAAGTACGCAGAAATTGAAATCTTCCGCATGAAGTCTAAACAAAGTATGGACAATGCTTGGGAAAATGCATCTGCTGGTATTACTTTTGATGAGTTCCAGAAGGCTACAGTTGGTCGTCACCCAGTAAGTGGTGAGATTAATACACGACTTGTTAGCCATGGCGACAATAAGGACATGTCTGTCTTTGAAGAAGAAGGCGGACTGCCTAAGATTCTTGAAAAGTTCCAGAATTGGTCTATGGAAGTAATGGATGCGACTGTTACTGGTATGTATCGCCAGAAGGCTTTATGGATTTACTTTGATGAAAGACTAAATAGCCTAGCACCATACGAAAAAATGCTAACTACTCGTATGGAAACAGAACTAATTGAGCAAGGTATGTCTCCAGCACTGGCTAAAGCCAGAGCAGCAGCCCATGCTGAGAAGCAAACTGTTGAAATTGCGTTTAAAGACTCAAGCGAAAAACTTTTAGAGTATGTAGATAACCCAGAAGTTAAGTCTAACTTTGCGGTATCAGTTCGTTCTGTTGGTAGATTCTATCGTGCAACAGAAGACTTTCATCGTCGTATGTTCCGTCTATTTACAAAGGCTCCATTGCGTACTTTGTATCGTTTACGTTTATTAAACACTGGATTAGATGCAGCAGGAGATGTATACGAAGATGATAAAGGTGACAAGTATGTTGTTTTCCCAACAGATACTATTATTAATTCTGCAATTGAACCAGTTATTCGTACTCTAACTGGTAACAAGACATTTAACATACCAACATTTAATGACATTACATTAAAGTTGCGATTGATTAACCCATCTTTTGCACCTGATGCTGGTCAACCAGCCTTTGCTGGTCCTATTGGAGCAGTAACTGTTCTTTCTATACGTGCATTGCTACGCAATATTGTTCCATTTGCTGAACGAATTATACCTGGTAACCAAGAAGGTATTGTTGCAGAACTGCAACCTAAGTTTGAAAAAGCCGCTGACGTACTCGGTCAAATTGGATTGGGTAACTTTGCCGATACAATGACATTTAGAAAAGCAATAACACCTATGCTAGTTGATACAAGTTTAGGTGCGCTATCAACACTTACTCCGTACGAGTGGGATAGACAGTCTACAACTGCAACACTTCAGGCAATGGCTTACTTCCAAGCCAATGGTTTGGGTATTTCAGAAGATGCAACGGCTGAGGAAAAAAAGAAGTACATTGATAATCTAAAGATTTCTGCTAGCAATATTATTATTGCTCGCACTATCTTAGGTTACATTTCTCCAGGTATGCCTACATTTAAAGAAAGTAAAGACTTACCCGCATATATGCGTAAGGTTGGCATTACATCCTTTAAGGCAGAATTTTGGGATATTTATAATGGCATCCTGCGTAATGCTGGAGATGATGTTAGCGATGTATTTGATTTAGCAGTTGCTACATTTGTAGGCAAGAATCCAGGTAAAGTAATCTGGACAGTGCCGCGTACTGAAAAAGAGTACAAGGTGTTTATTGCACAGACAACTGAAGTTAAAAACTGGGCTATTGAAAACAAGTCATTTGTAGATACATACAAAGAAGTAGCCTATCTTTTTGCACCACGTGCTGGTGATTATAACTCAGATGTATACAACTGGTTGCAGGCAGAAGGCTTAATTAAGTTGCCAGAGTTTGAAGACTATTTATTACGCCTTCAAATTGCAGAAGATAAAGAACAGTACTTTGAGATTGGTAACCAGTTAGAAAAGAAACTGGAGACAGTTGGCATAACACAGGAACGCAAAGAGTTAATTAACATTGCTGCCCAGTCTAAGAAGGATTTAATTACTTCTAATCCATATCTAGAGGCTGCAATCAATGGTTCTATTAATGAACGCGGTGAACTAGGCAAGAAGTTTAAAGCCCTTAACGAAGCAATTAATAGCGATAAGACTCCTGTTGATAAGCAAACCCGTAAGGCTATGAAGATGATTCTTGAAGAGGTTGCATCCTTTGTGGTTCTAGCCAACGATGAATCTATGGGTAGACGCTATGACTTTACTCAGATTAAAGAACAAAGAAAATCAGAGATAGTAGAAATTATTGATGAGTTAGTTAAGTCTAGTCCAGCAATTTCTGAAGCAAACAGATTGATATTTAAACCATTGCTTAATTCATATTCACGAGATGTCAATACGGCAGGTCCTACGGAGGTTAATAGATAATGGCTGCATCTTCACCAGACCAAGCCCGTGTTCAACAGGCAGCAAAAGATAAGGCTAATGCCAATAAGATTAATGCTAGTAGTGACCAAAAAAAGTCTCTTGAAACAAACTTTGGTGGTTCACAACCAAAATACTTTTTAGACTTTGACCCATATGGTCGAGTCCGTATTCTTCAGACTCTTGTTGGTGGAGAAACAGAACAAAGATTTTTAATAATTAATCCTAATGGTACTGATTATAGTTTTGCAAACAAGACACAAGTTGTTAAAGCAATTCGTGGTTTGTACAAGAATCAAAAAGAAGCATTGCGAAAGCAACTACTTGACCTTCAATATATAACACAAAGAGAATATGATACTCGTAGTGAAACTGCACTTAACAGTGGAGTACTATCTGCGGCTAATGAGTTTACAACAGAGATTGTGGATGCTTATACCGTAGAAGGCGTATCTAAGTTTCCTACGTTTGATAAGTGGTTAAGTGGTAGACCTGCTGCTGGTGATGATGGCAAGAAAGACCTACCAGTCCGTGATATTAACCTTATGGACCGCGATGTAGTTGAAGCAATTATTAGAGATGTCTATATGTCTGAACTACAAAAAGAAGTAGACCCAGAAATTATTAAAGCCAAGACTGACCGCTATATGAAGCAGATTGAAAACGGTACTTTAACTACCATCAAAGAAGGTAGCAAAGAAGTAGTGCGTAAATCAACAGTTCCTTTTTCTGAAGCACAGGTACGTGCTGAACTAGGTGAAGAGATACCAAAAGAAAATAAATTGGATTATAACCAAGCACAGAGTATTAACTTTATTAGTTTTCTAGCAGGAATGGAAGGACGATAAATGGCTACTCTTGCTGAAATGCAACAACAGTATGATAATGAATTAAAGACAATTACTTCAATGCCATATGGTGCTGCTAGAACAAAAATGCAGGCTGACTTTGATACTAAGTATCCTAATGGTCGTCCAACTACAGAAGCAGACGGAACTGTTGATGGCAAGGCTGAGGCATTAGCGTTTGGTTTGACTGAATCTCTTGTTAGAGCCTTTCCAGAACTACAAGAAGTATATGATTTATTTTTAAAGAAAGATTATACAGAAGCAAGACTTAAGTATTTTGCTAGTAATTATTACAAGAACATAACAGAAACTGGAAAGACTCGTCAAGGCCTTAAGGCAACCGCTAAAGGTCAGTATGACCAGTTATTAGATGCATACCGTTTAGCCCAGCGTAAAAGACTTATTGGCAAAGGTATTAACTTAGATGATGATTCTTTTAATAAATTAACTGAAGAAGGTTTTGATTCTGGATTAGATGAGAATCAATTAGATGTAAAGATTCTTAACTCTGGAAAACTAGGCACCATTGGTGGCACAACTCTTGGCATGGTTAATACTCTTAAGACCTATGCTGATGACTATGGTGTTAATCAATTACTTAATAAGTCTTGGTGGGACCAGAAGTCAATGGATTTATTTGCTGGTAAAACAACCGATGATGATATTGAAGAAGAAATCCGCAATATGTCTGCTAGTGCTTACGCAGCCTATGCCCCTGGCATTATGGCTGGAAGAAGTTTGGCATCACAAACATCAGCACTTAAGCAAACATACGCAAACCTTTATGGCGTAGACCCAGATACTGTTCAGTACAACAATAAAAGTTTTATGAAATTACTTCAGTATATAGACCCAAAGACAAAGCAACCAGTTCCTATTCCAATTTGGGAAGCAGAAAGAGTTATTAAGTCTGAAGAAGACTGGCTTTACACACCAACCGCTACGGCTGATTTTGACAGAATTGGTTATAACATTCTTAAAGATTGGAATTTAATCTGATGTTTAGATTCGGCGACCCAAACATTATGAGAGTTGACGGAGACGACCAACCCGTAAGAATTGCATCTACTGAACGTACCGACACTACTCAGATAACAGATGCTGAAGTTAAGGCTGCTTCTATTGCTGCTGCAAGAGAATTAGCAATGACTCCTTATGCAGAACTTTCTGCTGAAGAGCGCAGAGCAATGACTCAAAAAGAAAAAATGGACTATCTACAAGCAGTCCGTGAAGAACAAGACCGACTCAATGCAGAAGAACGCGCTGCGTCTAATCCAATGTTTGACTTTACTAATCGTCCCAATGCACCAGCAGACCCAGATGGTAAGTTTATTAACTATTATTCTTGGATTGGTGATACTAATAGTGGTAGTTGGAAACTTTATCGTGCTCCTAATACTCCAGAAAATTTAGGAAAATATGGTTCACGTTCAATAGGTGGTACAACACAAGCAGAGCCTGGCAATCCAGTGGGTGCAAATGCTTTGACAGTTCAACCACAACCACTTAAAGATAGTAATGGTAATATTATTAGTTGGTTTGTTCCTGGTGATGGTACAACAACAGATGCAACTACAACAACAGCCACAACAACTACACCAGCAACTACTACTACTACAACAACCACTGCATCAACAACAGCAACAACAACAAGACCTACAACAACAACTGCTACAACTACTACAGCAACAACAACTGTACCAACAGGTCTTGATGCTCAAACAACAGCATTAATTAAATCTTTGCAAGACCAGATTGCTAATTTAACAAAACAAGTTACTAATACAAGTACTACTACTGCACTTGAAGAAAGACAACGTAAAGAAAATGCTTTAGCATCTTTAACCTCACGTTTTTCTAAATATGGTTTAGAGTCTTTAATTCCCAAGATTAAAGATTTAGTAATTAAAGGTTCAACAGAATCAACTATTGCTCTTGAGTTAGCAGAGACAGAAGAATATAAGCAGCGTTTTAAGGCTAATACTGAACGTCTAAAAAAGGGACTATCAGTTCTAGACCCAGGTACTTACATTGGTTTAGAAGACTCTTATCGCCAAGCATTGCGAGCATACGGATTAAAGCAGTTTGATACTGATGACTATGTATCTCAGTTTATTGCTAATGATATTTCTGCTAATGAATTATCTAATCGTATTGTTACTGCAGTTCAGCGAGTACAAAATGCCGACCCAGCAATTACAAAGCAGTTAAGAGACTTTTACAATATTGGTCAGAATGACCTTGTGGCTTATGTGCTTGACCCTAACCAACAGTTTCAAAAGATTGAACGTCAAGTTCAGGCTGCTGAGATTGGCGTTGCAGCAGCCCGTCAGGGTATTACTGCTGGTGTTCAGGTTGCTGAGCAGTTGGCTGCACAAGGAGTTACTCAAGCAGAAGCACAAAAGGGTTATGCAACTATTGCAGACATCCTGCCAGACGCTAAGAGACTATCTGATATTTATGGCAACACCCTTGAGGGTTATGACCTTGGACAGGCAGAGCAAGAAGTATTTAATCAACTTGCCTCTGCTCAGCGTAGACGACAGAAGTTAACTCAGCGAGAAATCGCAGCGTTTGGTGGTTCAAGTGGAACCAACAAGACCAGCCTTACTACATCAGCAGTAGGGCAATTCTAAAATCCTGACATGGACCCATCGGCCCCATGCAGCGTAATAGACCGACAGTAGGAGCCAGCCAGTTTCCCCGAACTGAACTGTGGCCTGCGAACTACAACGAATAGAAGGGTGGGTTGCTATGAGCAACAACAACTGGGATGAAGAAGACGATGACTTTGATACAGACATCGATAACTCTGACGGAAGTGACTTGGTAAAGAAGTTACGGAAGGCAAAGCGTTCGGATGAAAAACGTATTAAAGAACTCACAGAGCAACTTGAGGTATTTTCCAAGGCGCAGCGTGAGTCAACCGTCAAGGAAGTCCTAGAAAAGAAGGGCGTAAATACTAAAGCAGCACGGTTAATCCTAAAGGATATTTCCGAAGTTAATGAAGAGTCAATTAATAATTGGCTATCTGACAATGGAGATTTAATTGGGTATAAGCCTCAGTCAAATAATGACGACATTAATCTTGCGGCATTACGCCAGCAAGATGTTGTGACGCAGCAGGGTATTTCGCCAGATAAAGCAAATGATATGAACGCTCGACTAAATGGCAATTTTGAGAGCGCTGAAGATTTTATTGCTTTTCTTCAATCACAACAATAATATCCGTTCATAGTCAAGGAGACTAAAAAACATGGCAAACGCATATACAGATACCTCGAGCGGTTCGTTCGGCGGTACAGTAGGCGGCGCTGGTCTCGTACAAAAGGCGTATGACCGCCTTCTCGAGTTCGCTCTCCGTTCAGAACCCCTAATTCGTTCTGTCGCAGATAAGCGCCCCGCACGTCAAGCAATCCCAGGTTCAACAGTAGTTCTACAGAAGTACGTTGACCTTGATGCTAAGACATCAACACTAACAGAGACAGTTGACCCAGATGCAGTAGCACTGACAACACCAACCTCTGTCACAGTAACACTTAATGAGTACGGTAACGCAGTTCTAGTAACTCGTGCATTGGAACTCTTCTCACTTGCAGACGTAGACCCAGCAATTGCTAACATCATTGCATATAACCTTGCAGATTCTATCGACAAGGTTGCAATGACAACTCTACGCTCAGGTACAAACAATATCTACGCAGGTAACGCAACAGCAGTTGCTAACGTAGATGCTGCAGATACATTAGACTCAGCAGACATCCGTAAGGCTGTATCAAAGTTGCGTACTAATAAGGCTAAGGGCCGTCGCGGCAATGCATACTGGGTTGGTATCCACCCAGAAGTTTCACACGACCTTCGTGCAGAAACAGGCGACCTTGGATGGCGCTACCCTCAGTCACAATCTGCCTCAGAAGCAAGCAAGATTTGGGCAGGAGAAATTGGTGAGTACGAAGGCGCGTTCTTTGTAGAGTCACCACGTTTGTACTCTGCTAAGTCAGGTGCAGACCAGACAGCATTGGCAACAACAACAGCAACTGTAGCAGGAACATCAGCAGGATTTACTATTGGTGTTGCTTCATCTGCAGTTATCGCAACACGCGCTGAAGTTGGCGACAAGATTGCTGCAACAGGTATTGCATCTGGTGCAAAGATTACTGCTATCGCAACAAGCGGTTCAACAACAACTATTACAGTTGATACAGCAAACACTGCAGCAGTAACAGTTGGAGCAACAGTAACTGTAACTCCAGTAACAGAAGTTTTCGATACAATCGTAGCAGGTTCACAAGCAATGGCAGAAGCCGTAGCAGAAGAACCACACGTAGTTATTGGTAACGTAACTGATAAGTTGATGCGTTTCCGCCCAATGGGTTGGTACGGCGTACTTGGCTTTGCAGTTTACCGCGATGAGGCTCTATACCGAATCACATCAGGTTCATCAATCGCTGCTCTCTAGTAGTTAATTGACTGTAGGGCTAGGGAAACCTAGCCTTATGGTGAGTCCACTAAAGGAGGATGAATGTCTAATTGGTTATTTAAAACACCGACAGTTGAAGAAGGCCCTGCTGGTGGACATAGGTTATTTGAATTTTATAAATTAGACCGTGGTATATCTATTGTATTAAATACTAATGGACAATACCAACAGATTCGTTATCCACTTGATTCTGATTTGCCAACTTACCCTGCTGTTTATCGTGGTGGTTATAATCATACGGTAGATGACACAACAAAAGCAGCACTTATTGCTGGTGGTGTAGGAGTAACGGAAGCAAACTTTACTGAACTATGAGTCTACATCAAGTACAAACACATCCTGAATATGTAGAAGGATGTTTTGGATGCAAAGTTATGACCCTTGAATTAGGTACAGGTGATGCTGACTCCCGTCGTCAAAGACCACAGAGAGCGTTTAACCAAGAACTAAATGCTTACAATGAGGCTAGAGCACAGGGTATACAACCTGGCGGTACATCAATGCAAAAGATTCGTGAAGCCGAAAAGGCTTCCGAAGTATTAGGCAAGCCATACAACTCAAACACCATGCCTGATGCAAACAAAGTAAACAAATCAACCGTAGCAGTAATGAAAGAGATAGGACAAATATAATGCCAATGGTCGGAGATAAGAAGTTTCCATACACACCAGCAGGTAAGAAGGCTGCTAAGGCTTATGCAGCAGGTGAGAAGATGGAATCCAAGTCTGAAAAGATAATGGAAATGAAAAAGGGTATGAAGAAGAAGGTTGCTAAGAAGACTGCAAAGAAGATGGTTATGAAGAAGATGGGCAAGAAGAAGTAATGGCCCGTAAGGATAAGACACCAGCACAGGTTAGAGATATTCAAACACGTATCAAGCCACGCAAACTTACAACCTTTGAAAAATTACTTGTTAAATATAAAGGTGATATTACAAAGATTCCTGGTTGGCAGGGCGGCAAGGGAACAGAATGAAGAAACATCCTGGATTTAAAGCAGTTCAAAAAAAGATTGCTAAAAAGTCTAATGTTTCTATGGAAGCAGCAGGTGCAATTCTTGCATCATCTACCCGTAAGGCTAGTGCTGCTGCTAAGAAAAAGAATCCACGTTTAAAGAAAGTAAAATAATGGCAGACCCTAGACTAAAGCGAGCAGGAGTGTCAGGCTTTAACAAGCCTAAGCGCACACCAAATCATCCAAAGAAGTCACATGTAGTTGTGGCTAAAGAAGGCGATAAGGTCAAGACTATTCGCTTTGGTCAGCAGGGTGTGACTGGCGATAGACAGCCTACTGCCCGTCAGAAGTCTTTTAAAGCACGTCATGCAAAGAACATTGCCAAAGGCAAAATGTCTGCGGCT